CTATTCTACCACCACTGGCGTTGGCTGAATCCATGATAAACCGCTTATCCTTCGGAAATCCGGTATCTGCTGAAATTTTGATATCGAATTCCGGGTAATACCATTCTCCCGAATCATCCTGCTTAATTAAGAGACTCTTGTCGAAGTAACCGAAAATTTTATCCTTGTTCCTGTATGGACGTGCATCGTCAATAAACGCTATTACAAAATCATAATACAACTGATATAGTTCGGTAAATGCTATGTGCTTCTCGAATATTTTTACCGATATTCTACCGGCAGTATTGTTTGCCAAAATATCTAATGCCCTGCCCGAGAGACTGCCGCTGTCTGCCCTGCCCTGGGACGCTTCGGTTACTCCGAGGGTGTCTTTGGCTGCCTGCACATAAATACCGTACAGTTCCTTTAATCCTCGTTCGGCTGTCTTTAGGTCAACAACTCGTATATCTCCATTAGGGTCGTCGGTTTCAATTATCTGACTAACTGCATTATTAAGTCTGCCAGCAATACCAGAACCTCTGCGAACGAATATTTTAGTTGTACCTAAGATTTGTTTTTCTTCTTCAATAGAAAGTAACTTCTTAACTCCCTCTTGCTGGTCGCTTATTATGTCGGGGTCAGCTTTTCCGTAGTAACTTTTTTCTTTAGGTACGTTGTATTGAATGACAAACGGGAATCTGTTTGGTACTACTACTTTAACTTTGGCTATCTGACCACCTAACGGGGCATCTGCCGGGGCACCAGGCATTTCTCCCTGTGCTGCTCCGGTATCCAATATGTCTATTTCCTCGTACTCCTTAATTTTCCCATCTATTCTAGGATAGAAAAACTTAGGCATGTCCTTTATGATTGTGTCGTTAGCCCAAACAAGCAGGCACACATCACCGTCTTTATCCTTATACCAACATTCTATAACGGATATGCGGTCTTTCGTTGCTGCGCTTGATGTATATACGCTTGAACCTGTGGAGAAATCCTCTAAGAATCCGTATTCTCCACCCTCTGACTCTAATTCTTCCCGGTATTCTTCGCCGTACATTTCACAAACCTTGTCTAATGTGCGGTTTTCGATATGAAACATATAGTCCATATCCTTAACCCGATATACCCCAGGTTGTGGTATTACATTTACGGGGTGCGGGTTGGTGGTTCTGATTCTACCACGGAATTTATGAGACTTATATCCAGGGTCGAAGTCTATTTTATATACGCATATACCGTTTTTCTTAGCTATGCGTTCATTTTCTGAGTTAATTCTTTCCAGTTCTGGACCTTCTGCTAAATATGTAAGATAACCTTCAATCATTGCTTTACGCTCGTTATTATCGTCGCCCTCGATGGCGTGAACGGAGGGCATGGGGACAGTTATATCTATTTGACTTTCAACTAACTGAAAGCAGATATTTACTACCTGCCGGGCATCTGCCGCATTGCTGGCATAATCGTCGCCGTAACGCTCTGACATATACGATGGAGTTCTTCCGACATTGGGGCCAACTGCTTTGGTGCCGTGATAGAGGGCATCCCATTTAGCGCAATCATCACGGAATTTATCGTGCTCTGACATTGCTTGAGATAGGCGTTTTTTCCATCGTTGCAGTTTTGCTTGCTCTGCATCAGATTCTTTTTTGTCGGCTATCATTTGCTTTACCGGGTCTATTGCCATGCCCAGGAACTGTTTTGCTTTATCTAGTATTGCCATTTTAGTTCACCTGCCTTATATTACCGGAACCTCGATAATACTACCGCTTATTAATTGCTTCTTAAAAGTTTCTATCATTTCCGAAAGTTTATTTATAGCAACTTTCTCGTCTTTGTCCTTTGCGCTAAAATAAGGCCAGACAATTATCTTAGCCTCATACAGTCCTTTTTTATTAGGTTGTGACGAAACGAATATTTTCATAGTTCACCTGCCCGTATTATCCCTGTACTCGCCCTAAGTTATCCACAACAATACATCCGCTTACCCTTGGGTAAGTTTGCATATCAGACGCGCTAAGAATTCTCGGTGCATCAAAATGGGAACATTCTAGTTTAACTTTAAATATCGACGGCATTCTAATATCATCAGTTATTTTACATAGAGTTTCGTTATAACTATCCCTAAACTCACATACTCTTTTGTGACTGCATCTATCGCATAGCATTAATAATACACCTCACTTTACTAACCAAAATACTTCCTTAAAAAATCATTCTGCCAAGGTTCTACGAATCCGTTATACTCCAAAATAACCATTGCCATGCCTGCTGCACTTAAATTCTTAATATCTCCTAAGTGCAATCTACTGACAATATCGCTTAACTGAGCTAAAAACATGGATTCTTTTTTAGTTAGTTCAACATCTTTACTATTGCACTGCATCAGTTACTGCTCCTTCCTGCACCTCATCATCCAGCCCGAATATTTCTACCAACGGAATACCCTTGCTTAACTTATCCTTGCGCCTCATATCCCCTATCTTTTCTTCCTTTACCCTTAATATATGTTTCTTGTAATTATCGGCATAATTTATATATCCGTTCATAACGATATTAAGCATTTCTGCTATATGATGTGCCCTTCGTTGTTGCTTTTCCAGTACCTTAATTAATTCTCCCTCATTCATCATTATGTTTCTATGAATATGAGTGTTTACGCTATTGAATTTATCTATAAGTTTCGTTACATTATCCATACAATGTAACCTCCCTATTCTATGATTTATGCGCTACTCTGCGCCGCCCGCATACTCAACCAGTGCGCCTTAGCTGCCGGGTCTTGCATTAAATCACTCAGCAAGTCCTCCGGTAATCCAGAAGGTAACTCAGGTTCTTTTAGTGCTGTGGTATGATATGCCAATCTTTCCAATGCTTGTGTCATAGCATCTACCATATCGTCATGCTTACCGTTTGGGAATACGCTGCACTCTTCGACGAATTCCTCTATCCATGGTGCTATTTTAGATTCCGGCAAATATATGTTACCTGACTCTATCTCCGGTGATACCGCATTTGCCCTTGCTATCTTACCGCCCTTTGGTTCTACTTCGATTAAACCGGTCATTTTATGCCGGAGCATCTGAATAACGGCTGGGCCGTTTGCCTTACCCTCTATGAGTTTTACCCTTGCCTGGGGCCATCTCTTACTTAATTTCTCTAATGCCTCTATGGTTCCAGGTAAATCCATTCTTCCTCTAACCTGATCTAGTAAATACTTGTCGGAGTTTATGCGCCCCCATACTTGACCTACAACATAATCAGAAGTGTCTTTGTCTTTAAACGTACAGTCCCAAGACTGAATAATTTCATCAAACCTATCCGGCATGACGGAATAATATCTCCACCAGTGACGTTTAAGTAGACCACCTTCATCCGGGGAAGGTCTTTGCTGATATAATGAAATCCATGCACGAGTGCCTACTGCCTTTTTAATTTGCTCGTATTCTTCCGGCGGATATCTTTCGGGCCATAACCATTCTCCTGGTTTACGACCTAATATATCCCCTTCCTCTGCCTGTGCAGGGAGGTTTAGTATTTCCCATTGTTCACCTGCACCAGACTTCATTTCCTGTAATAACCTTCCGGCCAAATCGTCGCAATTATGGACGAGTCCACCGGGTAGTAAAAAATCATGTGCTGGAGTTTGAAGGTCAAAAACAAAACCACTGTAATTTTCTACAGTGGTACTTTTTACTTTAGTGTATAGAATTTTATCCTTAATGTACCCACCTCTATGTGTCGGTGGTTTAAAGTCCGGATCAGTAAAGGGTGGAGGAAGTTGCTGTTTTATTCTTAATTCATAACAATCACCACTATAAATCTCTTTACCGTTAATTAAACCGTTTCTTCTTCCCTTAAATCTCGTCTGAACTACTCCGCAAATAAAATTTCTTTTAAGAAATGCCATTTGAAATCCAAACAATAATGCAGTAGAAACAGAAGTAAATCTATATCCAATACGATGATCGTAGCACCCATCTCCTTGCCAGTAACCATGCGCTAAAGGATAGAAATATTTATCAGGTAATTTAATAACCCAATCTGGTAAATACTTATTATGCGCTCCCTTGCCAAATTTACTAAGAAACTCAGCTATCTGATAAGAAGAAAACTTAACATCTATGGTGCTTTTACCTGTATTGTGAATATTTACCACTATTCCGTATTTACCCATAATATCATAAATCCTAGATGCAAAATTAATTTCATCCTTACCAAGAGTAAATCTTACTACTGAAGGATTATTAGATGTCATTCTACCAGTAGTTATCGTCCCTTCTGCTAACCATATACCAACAACCCACCAGAAATCTGGGTCAAATATATAATCAGCATTAATACAATTAAAACTACCCCTGTTTAGTCCATACATAATGGCGAATTCATATATCGTTTGCTTTGCTTTATATCCATATATATCTGCTATCTGCTGATATGTCAGACCTTCTTTTAAATATTTCTCTAAAGCATCTTTTGGAATTTTATTTCCTTTTCTTTTTGTGCTTCCGGTTACCGCATGTTCTTTAGGGTTGACCTGATAATTAATTAATTCATTATCATTTATCCAACCATCGAGTATTGGGAATGCAATATAATCATTTTTTGTAATACTTTCAGCAGACTTCCAACCACTGTCAGTTAATATTTTATGCTCTGGAGTACAGGGAATAGGTAACGGAGAATAAAATGTTACTATCTTATAAATATCTCCGCTATATTCCTTTGATGCTGTTGCCATGACTTCTTGAAGTCCATTGCTTGTGTACACCTTATCGCCCCTTTTTATGTTATCTATATTCACTAAACCATTATAACATAAAATTGGGGTTTTAGCTAGTATGCAATGCCACCTAGTCATTACCAGAACTATTGCGCCACCGGGCGCTAAACGTGTTCTGAGAGTTGTCCTATACCAGTTCCATAGTCTTTCCCGCATCAAAACGCTGTCTGCTTCTTCGCTGTTTTTGATAGGATCGTCTATGAGTATTACATTAGCACCTCTACCAGTTATCGGACCACCTACACCTGCAGCGGTAAGTCCTCCCCTTGTCCCTGCAATACCCCATCTGTCTGCTGCTCCGCTATCCTTGCTGACATTCACACCCCATAGTTTCGGTCCCCACTCCTTTAATGTATCCCTGGCTATGCGCGAATGGTCATAGGCTAAATCGGCAGAGTAACTTGCCATGATTATTTCATTGCGGGGATTTCTACCTAAGTATCTTGCAGGAAATTTCTTAGAGATAACTTCCGATTTTCCATGCCTCGGAGGCTTAAAAACCATCAGTCTAAGTATTTCTCCGCGTTCTACTGCTTCGAGTTTACTGCACAATAATTCTAAGTGAGGTGCAGACTTCCAATCACCGTGTGATTCATAACCTAAAAAGTACGACAAGGACTGTCTTGCCCGTTCTTCTCGTACTTGCTGTAGGGTTATTTTATTTAGATTAGCGATTGACTTGGGTTTCGGTGTTTCTTTATTTACGGGTGCCGGTTTAGTTTTGGTAGTCGCTTTCTTTGGTGCTGATTTTTTTGGTGTAGTCGCCATGATATCACCTACTTAGGATCATACCTGCACTCACATCCCCAACCAGTAAACCAACCGCTGTCATCCG